TTATTTGTTACAGTAGATTCATTATCATTACTCTTGGTATTTACTACTTCATGGCAATATGGTGAATCTGTTCTATTACGAATGAATGTAACCATTGACATTAGTGTTACTACCGTAAAGAGAAAATTAAATCCATATGTTGCTAACACTGTGTCAAAATAATTACTATTCAATGTACCAAGCTGATAGATCATATTATGTCCGAAGAAGTAAAATGATGCAAGATAAAATACACATGATGTTAGAACCATTGTATTGAATACTTTAATTCCTAAAAATGAGAAATCAGGTCTTCCTGTCTTGCCAAAATAAGAATTTGCCAATACACTTATACTTGTCGCTAATAACAAAGAAAGTAAATTATAAAATACGTACGGGAATGTATCGTAGGCTGAATTATATCTATTTAGTACTAATAGTGGAACTCCTAGGAAAAGTGTAATTAAATTTCCTATAGTTAATGATGTCAGTTGATTATTCCCTAGATTGAATACTTCTACTGTGGTTTTATGTGGCATTGTTGATATATTCATTGAGATGTTTGCAATGAATATATAAATCAATTTTTTTGGAAAAATTGATGGACCTTATTTGGTAAATCAATTTTTTTTGGAAAAAACACCTATTTCCAATTAGTGAATATATAATTCTCCTTAATATTATCCTCTACTATAGTTGATTCATCATCTGATTGAAAAAATGTATCTGAATTATAGGTATCTGAATCTGTTTTATATAAATCTTTTAATTCTTTTAATTCTTCATTTAGTCTTAGATTTTTAATTTCTAATTTAAGAAGCTTATTCTTTGCCTCCAATTTAATAGTTTTATAATAGGTTTCAATATCATCATACATTTCATTTATTAAATAATTGTTTTGATTCTTTTCACTAAATTCATCCATGAATTTTTCTCGTTGGATACCTTGTTCACATGCATAAGATATAATCTTATATAATTCGTCTCTAACACCACCAACTGTTCTATTTAATTTTTCAGCAATATCATAAATAGATTCGTCTGCTATTAGTGAGTCTAACATTATCTCCCTATCTTCTGCAGTCCATAATTTTCCACGATTTATAGGTTTATTTTGTCTTGTCATTATACTAATTGATTAGATAATTATTTATAAAATAAATTGATGTAGTTTTCTAAAAGAGAAATTCATACAATATGATATCAACGATTCCAAATAATTATCGTAGATTGTCTTCGGTTTATAACTGATTTCACATATATTATGAGTATTACTTAATTTCATCAAATATTGACTGCTTGTACATATCTCATCTATCAATTTTAATTCTAATGCCTTCGCACCTAACCAATGATCTCCATTACCTATTTTATCAAGATCAACATTTGGTCTATGTTTTTTTATAGTGTTTTTGAATTGATCATGAATTTCCTTCAATTCTTCCTTTAAATGATCTATATTTTCTGGATTATTTTCATTGAACATATCATATAATCTCTTGTGTGTCCCGGCTGTAAATGTATCATATTTCGCTCCAATTTTTTTACTTAATTCATGTAAATTTGGATATTGACAAATAACACCAATACTTCCAATTATCGCAAATGGTCCTGCTGTAATATGATTGGCCGGACAAGAAATCAAATATCCACCGCTTGCTGCAATCATGTCCGCACAAACCACTAATCTAATTCCTGCTCCTGTTATTCGCGTCAATTCTTGATAAATATAACCAAATTCACTTACTGATCCACCAGGAGAATCCACTCTAATAACAACTTCATCCGGAAGAGGTTCTTGGACTAATACTGTATTTACACACTCAATGATATCATCTAAATTAGTTTTTTGGTTTATTTCATAGTAACATGCTATTTTTTTAGATGGGGAATCAATAGTAACTATAAGATCATCATGATTCGTGTTGTTTAATACTGGAATTATGGTTTTTGATTTGCTTAATTCATCCATAAATATTTTCTTCTTATCATCCCATTTTTTATTATAATGAATTCTCTTCATCCTATCTTTATCATTGCTTGATTTACCCTTACATCCATAACAACATATACAACAACATACCATACATGGCAAAATTAATACTACTAATGGAATTATTACTACAATGAATACTTGTAATCCAAATTGAGAACTATTGAATGGTTCTGTAGAATTCATTAAATATTCGTATTAAATCAGCTGATCTAATTAAAAATAAATCAATTTTTTTAGTAATAAATATTTTATCAACTATATTATATGCTTATCTATATACTAATCATCTTATTAGTTATCATTATTATCTACCGAAAATTCTATTTAACTTCTAAAAAATCTAAAAAATCTAAAAATATTCAACCAATTATTGTATTTCAAGTATCTGGATCAAATATCAATCCAAAATCTTTATACATATTTGATGATGGAAAATATGAAATTGATGTTAATGGTAAATCTATTGTGAAAGATCAATTATCCGATGATCAATTTCAATTAATGACTAATTTAATAAATAATAAAGATATAGTTATGAAAGATGAAATATATACCGGTACAGATATGGTATATAAAACATTGATTGTTAATGGTGTTAAAATAAATCTAGATGATGGCTCGCCTTATCCCAATTCTAATATGTTGATTCCCGGCATTAAATTAGGTTTGAAGATGTTGGCACTTTAAATACTCGCACAGGGATAAAGATAATCAATTGGGTAAGCACCATAGGCTATACTCTGCGTCCCTCTAATAGTTAAGTCATTTGGTAAAATAAATGGTGTTTGCTGAAAATATCCATCAGATGATAATGTGAAGTTTTCTTGATCTTTAAAAACAAATAAGAAAAGTGCAATTAAAAAAAGTATTAAAATTAACGACTTTATAGTATCCATATAATTTACATAATATAATTATCGAATCATTAAAATTGTAGCAAATATTATTATTCCAATTATGGTTATACTCCTAATATTCGATTTTTGATTAGTATCTGTAGGATAAAAATTACAATAAACCAATAAAATCACCAATATAGTCGCAAGAATAGTTATCCATTTGTCCATTCTATATTTATAAATTAGATATTATAACATAAAGAAAAATTACTTCTATATATAAATGGAATTTGATATAAAAGAAAATCAAATAATTAAACGTGATGATTTTTCATATGTATCCTTGTTGAAAATAGCCGATCCTGAATTGAGAGAAAATGTGGCTATAGCTCTAGACTCTTGCAATGAAACAAAAATCTTCAGTCAAAAAGGTATTGTTTGGGTAAATCAACAAAAAATTATTGAATATTTACCACCAATTGAAGATAAGTATTCAGAAGTTTTATATATCATAAGATTATTACGACCTGATTGGATAATCGAACAAAGTTTTTTCAGAATTAATAATTATAATAAAGCCATCGAATATGGTTACAAAATAAAAGAAATTGATGAAAACACTATTGTTCATATCATGGAGCTTAAATCAGAATATGATAATAATACTGGATTATGGTTTTTTATTTCATTCAATAATATTAAAACAATAATAATTTAGATCAATAATCATTATAATCGTCGAATTCGTATAGTGCTTTATTTATCCTCGCTAGAGCAGTTTTTGGTGTTTCCTCTTTGGGGTTTTCATAGTCATCGTATGACGTATTACTCAATCTCGACCATATATGTGGTTCTTCCTTTTTGGGTTCTTCCTTTTTGGGTTCTTCCGTCTTTAATTCTCTAATTGGAATTTTTGCAGTAAATTCCATTTGTTTAATAATTTTACCTTTTGGTGGAACCTTCAAACATACCTTTTTATCAATATAATCCCATGAACAAACATCTTTGAATAACTTATCCTTCCATTTATCTTCTTTTATCATATAACATATATCCCACCACATTTCAACTATCTTTAATCCACCTAACACATTCATTCCAACAAAATAATCCATCATATCTGCTGTTTCTCTTATTTCTATAAGTACTGCTCTATAAAAATCTTTCTTAAAACTAAATACAACTAAAAATATATATGGCTGATTAATAAAGTTTTTAGTTACCCAAATTCTTACACTACAATCTACACCTCTATATTTTTCATATGTATCATCATATGCTATTATACTTGCTCTTTCTATATCATCTGCAAAATCTCCAAGATAAGATTTTACAGTTTGATAATCTATATCCTCATTTAATCTTTTTCTATATTTTTCACATCTTTTTTTTAACCAATCGGCTTTAATTTTAGGATCATCTAATACTCCATATGGTAGAAAAGGACCATATTTAATGATTTCTTCTATTTGGTCTAATGTATTATTACTGACTTTTGGATCAAGCTGTTTAATATATGATTTAACTAGGTTGCTCACCTCATACATGATATAATTTCATCAATTAGTGTATTTAATGATATAAAATATCAATTTTTTTTATTTTCTTATTCTCAGTTAAATTGACTAAGTGTATAGCATCATCTATTGCATACTGTATTTTTTTATCATTATATTTTATATTGAAATAGACGAATACTTTTTTAATTTTATTTTTCTTAATAAAAGTTAATAATTTATCGAAAACATATTTTTTATTTCCAACAATGGAATAATATTTCACATAAATTATTTTATTTCTAGGTACATATTTATATAATTTAGTTTTATGATCAACTACTGCAACTATCCAACCATTTTTCTCCAAGAAATTAATTATATCGATATTATACCATGAATTATTCTTAAATTCCACCACCGCTGTAACGTTCTTCGGCACTAAATTAATTATATATAACAATTTATCTATATTATTTTTAGTATTCATAAATTTCGAATTAAATTGGAACAATATACATCCCAATTTATTTTTTAATAATTTGCATCCATCCCAAAATTCATTCCAATATTTTTGAATTTTATCTTTATTACTTGAAGTAACAACATTTTTATTTACTTTAACACTATAAAGAAAATACTTTCCAGCATCTTTTCTCCATGCAATCCATGTATCATTTGACGGCATTGTATAATATGTTTCATTGATTTCAATCGAATTAAAATTATATAAATTATTTCCTCCAGATGTTCCAATGTAATACGGCATCTTTATTACTACATTAGAAAATTGATTTTTATAATAATTGATTATAAAGCATTTGTATTTAGTAATTATGGTAGCGATATTACGAAGAAAAAAATGCGTTATAAAATATTTCGAAGATGTGTTTGATTATAAACCATTACCTACAAAATACATATATAAAAGAATTCGACCTATAAGAAAGGCATATATTGATCATAAATTAATCGAAACCGATGTAAATTTATATATAAGTCATTATATTAAACGTATTAGAGATTTGGTTCCATCTTTAACGATAAATGATGGAGATGACATATTTTATTTCACACAAATGGAGGTAACAAATATAAGTCTTTTGAAACAATTAGATTCTATAAAAACACCATATATTGCTCTGATGATTGGATATTTTGACCATATATCTATAATGTTAGTTGATAAATACTATAAATGTATTGAATACTTTGATACCAGTTATAAACAAAAATACAGAAATCAATTGAAAGAAATTTGTGATATATATTTTCCTGATTATCTGTTCATATGTGTTAATGATAATCTCTATATACAAAAATCATATTATGATGTATACTGTCAAACATGGATATTTTATTATTTATATCAACGATTGTATAAATGTATCAGTCATAGAATAATTATGGATACATTGAATATGGTTAATGATAATGAAAGGGTTGATATTATTAGGAATTTTTTCCATGAATTCATTGAGTAGATCTTTTTTGTAGTTCTGTCCCTAACCATTGATATAAATTATTTAGTTTATCTACAGGATTTCTTATAATACTGTTTCCAACTGCTCTAAATGCAGAATCTAAAATTGCATCGGAAATAGTTGTAGAACTATATAACCATCTAGCGACTTCTTCATTACCTCTTCTAGCACTTTCAATAAATGCTTCGTTTCCTGATTTATGTAATTTAACTTTAGTTGATAATTCCTTTACTAAAGGTAAATTATTAGCTTTAGCTGCATTGACAAATTGGGCGTGTAAACTGATATTCATTTTATAGGTGTATATCATCATTTTATTTAAATTGATTAATAATCAATTTTTTTTGGTATATCAAGATCATATAATTTGAATAAATCATTTATTTCATCCACTGAATTTAATTTAATAATTTTTTCAAACCCTTCGTCTAATGTCGGTTCTTCTAATATGCCTTCAACTGATTTAAGAATTGATAGCCCTGTTTCATTTTCTTTAATGCTTGGATGATTTTCCCTTTTAGACATTCTATATCTACATTCATCTAAACTTATATTAAAAAATATACACCATGTCTTTTTTCGATTAGCAATGTCTAACCAATATTTTCTATCTTTTTTTGTTATATGACATCTATCTAAAACAACACAGTGATTTTTATTTAATCCATTAATAACTAAATTCTCACATTCCCCTTTTTGCGGATTTTCATCTTGATCAACTCTTATAATATTATATTTACTTTCTAATGCAATGGAAAATGTACTTTTACCACTACATGGATATCCTGCCATCATTATCAATTGTGGAAATAAAGGCATTATTCCAAATATATTTACTATAAATAAAAACATTTTTAAATCAATTTTTTGCAGCATTACTGCAATTATTACATAAAAGCAAAAAATTGAAATCAATAATCAATACATATTCTTTAATTATTTTCATTTATATGGACGCTGAGAATAGTGTTGAACATCATTTGATAGCTAACAAAATCCCCTACAAAAGGAATATAATTATTAAGGACAAAAGAAATAGAATGGTATTAGAATGTGATTTTGTAATACCAGGAGCTATTATCGAGGTAAAGGGAGGTAATTTTAATAATGGATATGTCACAGCTGGTGATAAATTATATTGGCAGATAAAACGATATCGAAAATATATACCCGATGACTACGATTTATATATCTTTTTCGTACATCAACCATCTATAGATATACTAATTTATATATATTCTGCAGATCCCAAAATAAAAATAATTTATGATCTAAATGATATCCATTATACAAAATATGATTTCTGTACCATGGATACTGGCGTAATTAGATCACTCTCATCCGATGAATATGATGATAATTTTAGATCATTTTTCACTACTATTACTCTCCCCAAATCCATTTATTATAGATCTATTGTTGGTCTAACTAATTCTCAATTGGCTAATTTGAATAAAATAGATTTACATTTTTCAGATCAATTTCCGGATAGATATATATACATAACTGGCAGAACCTTGAATTCGTATGATGTATTTAACGTCTTTATGTGGAAAATACAGTATATGAATCTAGGTAGAAAACATGATTTATTATTGCTAGATGGAACTACTGAATGGTGTAATTTATGTAATGATGTCAAATATATTGAATGTATAGAAAATCATATGTGCGCATGGTGTTCAAATGGTATTGTAAAAAAGAAGAGGAAATCTGATCTAAATCCATTTTTAATACCTATTAATAGTGCCAAGCGGCGTAAGATATATTAATTTTTTTCTAATATAATCATATATAATGGTTTGTACTTGGACATGTGCACTAGCAGTTGGTTTAATTATAGCAAGCCTTTTACCAAATATGGCATCTACTGATAAACAGGATAAATTAGAAACTTTACTAACACCAGAACAAAAAGATGTTTATGACCAAATAATAGAAGAAAGAACTAAATTGTATATGCAGGGTCTAGCTATCGGATTAATTTTAGCATTCCTTTATTTACGATATTATAAAATGGAAATTATGTCATCAATTTGTATATTTGTTTGTATAACAGTTTTAGCACAAGTTACATATTATTTATTGATGCCAAAGAGTAAATGGATGTTGAATTACCTAGATAACTCTGCACAAAATGATGCCTGGTTGGAATTATATAAGGATAAAATGAATAGATGGCATTGGGGATTTATAATTGGTATAATTGGTTATGGAGTATTATGTTATGCTCTAATTAAAAATTGATTTTATAACAATTTAATTCAAATAATTTTATATGAATTAAAATGAATATTGATCTAGAAATTGAAGGGGGAGACGATATTGAATTTGTTCTTTCATTCAAATTATATAATGATGACTTTGAAACAACTTTTTGGATAGATATAAATGATATGAGTTATAGTTTTGATATGGAAAACGTTATTGAGATGATCGATAACAGGGAAGAATTTAAGTTTGAAACAGGATACTATAGTGGTCAAGGTGTACCTCATTCTTTTGAATGTATAAATGAAAAGGGTAAATATATGTTTATTATTGATCAAGAGGGAATTAAAATAATAAAAAATATTGAGTTAATAAAAAAAATATTTTTAGAAGTTCAGAAAGCTTGGCAAACAAAAGATTATTCGTAAGTAACTGAACTGGGATTTTCTTTAAGAAATTTACTACAAAGTTTCCATAATTTTGGAACATCACTTAATTTATATTTTGGTATACTAATTGTCTTTTCAACAGCTTTTTCCAAAACTGGATCATATATATTTATTATAGCTTGTACAGTCGGATATGTATTAAATGTTTTTTCTTCATTACATATGAACTCGTTTAATTTATCATAATTATCTCTATTCAAAAATCCCCCACAAATTGATTCAACAATATATGGAGTATATACTGGTTTTATCTTATAAAGACCATCTATGATCTCA